CGCCGATGATGATGACATCATAACTGTCCGGAACCTGCTCGACAAATTTGGCGGCATCAATATTGATCACGCTCACTGTCGCCACTTTTTCATAGACTCCCCACTCAAACGTCTTCTTCGAGTTCATAATGACGTCCTGTTTTTGTGATTCGACCTGAACTAACCCGTTCTTGATTATCTTCGTCTTTTTCAAATACCTTTGGCCTCTCGGGTAAAATTAGCTTATCTTCTGTACTCCGGATAGCACTTAAATCGCTACTTGCCCTTATGCTGATTAACTCAGAATAAGCGAATGGGGAATGGTTTTCTCGATGAAAGAGACTTGTGCGGAACTGCCGCTTGTGCTGCCGGTCATGCTACTGCTTTGTTCGATCCTGAGAAAGATGAAACGTGGCATGAATATATTGAACGTGTGTTCGGTATTAAGAGCAAGTTTGTCGCCAATCGAGAGTGGTATTGGTTGTTCTCTTCAGTTTGGAAGAATATTGACAATACTCCCACCGGTGCTGCACTAAGAATTCTGTATATGCTGGATAACGGTGTTCCAGCTTCTTTTGGAGAGTACATAGGTAGTCAGCGGGTGAGATATCAGTATATAGAGGGCCACAAATTATATCGCAGTGAATATGATATTGTAGAAGAGTAAACGATAAATAGAATTATGCCTACTTATGCATTCAAGCACAATGAATCTGGTGAAGTCGTTGAAAAGTTCATGTCGTACAAAGACAAACAACAATTTCTCAATGACAATCCAGACTACTCTTCAATCATCACACGTCCTCCCGGCATTGTTGCTGGCGTCAATCATACAGCTAAGATGGATCAAGGCTGGACAGAGAATCTACAACGTATTGCTGAAGCACATCCACATTCCGCACTCGCGGATAGAATGGGTGGCAGATCAGAGAAAGAAGTCAAGGTTCAACAACTAGCAGAGAAACATGGCGTTAAAAAGAAAGCCGATTCCGCTGTCGCAAGCACAGACATGCCATTCAATGAGGAAAAATACTTCTACGACCAACAATAATAAGGAGCAGTAATGGTACAATCAATTGAAGAAATTGATGAGCTATATCCATATAGAATAAAGAAGCAAACTAAACGCAAACGACAACGACAACAAGCGGGGTTAGTACTAGAAGACATAAGACCGTTAACGGAAACACAGAGAATTGTATTTGAAGAGTACAATCAAGAACAGAATTTATTTTTACATGGATGTGCAGGTACGGGTAAGAGCTTCTTAGCGCTCTTCTTAGCGATAAGGGACATACTACAGAAGCGAGATAGTAAGAAGCAGATAATCATCGTGAGAAGCGCGGTGGCTACGAGAGACCCCGGGTTCTTGCCGGGCAATCTGAAAGAGAAGACAAAGGTACTTGAAAGACCGTATCAATCATTGTGCTCTGGCATGTTTAATAGAGGCGATGCATACGACATTCTTTCTGCTAAGCATTTGATACAGTTCGTGCCAACGTCATACTTAAGAGGCGAGACATGGGACGACACGATTGTAATAGTAGACGAATGCCAGAACATGACATTTCAAGAACTAAACACAATCATAACAAGAATTGGAGAGAATTCACGAATTGTTTTCTGCGGTGATCTAAAACAGGACGACTTAACGAGCAGACGTTACAACGAAGAATCAGGACTAGAGCAGTTCAGAAAAATCGTTGAAAAAATGAAGTCGTTTTCAACAGTTGAATTTAGCATATGTGACGTAGTTCGAAGTGGACTAGTGAGAGAATATTTGGAGGCTTATTACAAGTAAAGGAAAACTATATTATGAAAACCAATTATTATAAACTAAACGACGATTTTGGATTACTAACTCTTGAAGAGGAGATGGAGTTAGCAAAAGAATACAAGCGTACTCGCGATCCAAAAATATCCGAGCAACTTGTAATGTCTAACATGCGTTATGTGTACATAGTTGCGTGTAAATTTCTTGGATACAAAATATCGCTTGATGATCTTGTTCAAGAAGGCGCCGTCGGCTTAGTGAAAGCGCTGGATCGATACGATCCTGAGGTGGGTGTTCGTCTCATGTCATTCGCCATCCACTGGGTGAAGGCAGAAATCAACAACTACATTCTACGAACGTTAAAGATTACTAGAGTCGCAACGACTAAGCAACAGCGCAAACTATTTTTCGGTTTACGCGGTGCTAAAAAGACCTATGACGGATGGATGGGTGAAAAGGAGTTGGCAGAACTTGCCGAGGCTTTTGGAACTAGTCCTGAATTAGTTCGAGAGATGGAAGGCAGACTTCACTACAACACAGTTCCCTTTAACACACTCGATCCTTATCTCGAATATGAGGAAGGAGAGATGCCATCTATTCAACTTCCTGATTCACGAACCATCACTTCTAAGATAGTTGAAGAAGAGGAGTATGCTGAGATAATGGCTTGCCAGCTTCATGCTGCGTTAGGCAATCTTGATGATCGAAGTTCTGACATCATACGCAGTCGATGGTTATCAGAGGACAAACCAACCCTAAGCATTCTTGCCGATAAGTATCACATCACGGCAGAACGAGTGCGTCAAATCGAATCTAACGCTATGAAGGAAATGCGACAGGAAATTACAACTTGACATATTGAAGCGATTGTGCATATAATGTTAAGTTAATATCTGGAGGTTTGGAGACATGTTATGGGTTATAAGCTTATATTATTTTATATTTGTTGCATTTTAGTAGGATTTTCAATAACAGATGACAACCGTTTTGCAGATTTGTTGGGTTTAATGGCGTTCTTTTATATCATACACTATACATTCATAAAGAGGTAGGAGTGGATTAAAGACACAGCGAGTATAAATATACTTATGATGCGCTCACTTATCTATACGGCCGTATTAACTGCATCCCTCGTGATAGCGATCTACATCTATGACAATTATAACAGCATGATAGGCAGTACATTGTGGCCAGAAGAACAGATATCAAAATCTGTTGAATCTCATGAACCCGCGAAATCGTTCGAAGAAAGACTCGAAGAGAGTCTAGCTCAACAAGAAGCAGAAGAAAAAATAGCACCTATTACCATCACATGTGATGAGATTGAAATCTATAATCACATGTATTTGCAATGTGTCAACAGCGGTAGCTGGTGGGGTCGATGGGAAGTTTACATAATGCATGTGAACGGTCAAAGTCAGCACATATGGTCAACAGTGTACAACGACAGTACAGGCGGCGGTCCGTTTACAACTGATCCCATGGACATAATGGTCGTATTTTTTCACTTAGATGGAAGAGTTAAGGAATATCTGTATCATACTAAGAACACGCTAAAGGATTGCACCATCTCTAACCTATGTGTTAAGGTCATGTAATAACACGTCAACTAAAACAGGAGAAGGACATGGATTTCTGGAACAATATGCATCCCGTAATGAAGGGCTTAGTCATATTCGGCCTACTTTGTTTGCTAGTCTGGATCGTTTAAAACTCTAAACACACAAGACGGGGAGAATGAAAGTTCTCCCTTCTCTTCTATAAGAGGCAGTTTATTATGAAAGCGTTCGCATTATCATTGTTACTATTTTTTAACGATGGTGAACAATTCATATCAACATACTCTGAGCAAGATGTCATCTGGCTCGCTAAAAACGTATATTACGAAGCTCGCAATCAAGGACTAGCTGGAAGATTAGCTGTAGCACACGTTACCATCAACCGGGTATACGACGCCCGTTTTCCCAATACGATACACGAAGTAGTCACACAAGGTCCCACCCGCCCGTCGTGGCGCACTGGTGAACCCTTTCCCATACGTCATAAGTGCCAGTTTAGCTGGTTCTGTGATGGCCTGTCCGACAATCCCTACGACGAACAGACATACAACGAAATCTTGAATTTCGTGATGACTTTTTTAGACAACTATGATATAATGATCGACATAACTGAAGGTGCAACTCATTATCATGCAGATTATGTATCGCCTGATTGGGCATCTTCAAAAACGCGCACGACCGAAATCGAAGATCACATATTTTATAGATGGGAACTACCCTCTTATCATATTGCAGATTAGGAGTATATCTTGGCCGCATTTAATCATCTAGTAACGTGTTGTCACAAGCCAGAAAGTGAATGTAAATGCCATCCTTCTATTGATGCTATAGAAAATAGAACATCTACAGTTATTGATGATCCTTGTTCCGCATGTGGTGCCCAACTAAAGAGCGACTTTTATGGCGGCGGCGGTGTTAAGTGTTCGAACATGAGATGTCGTTATTGGTTTTGTTATTAAATGACGATTCGTATTGACACCCACGCCGAGCTTTGCCTCGTTGTTAACGTACCTCCTATCGTGACGATAGAATATACACAAGTGATTGGAAAAACAGAAATGCCCATGTCGCTTAAAGTCGATCTTACGAATGTTTCCGAAGATAGACAGTGGCGATATTTAAAAATGGCAGTCGATAGTGCAAGATTTAGAGATTTTCTAATAAATGATAGTCCTTCTGTTTTTACAAAGATATCGAAAAAAAGTAAATCAAAACAATTTTTGAAGAAAATACTAAATGTCATACGCACAAATATTGGAAGCACTAAAAAATAATCCCGGAATGCCCGGTCTTATCGATCACATTAGAGTACTTGATCCACACGTAAAGTGGAAATTGCTGGCAGTAGCCGTTACATATCACTGCGAGAAAAGTTATAAGGGTTAACACAGTATGACATTGGAAGTCATGACAAAACAGAAGTTCTCCGAGACGATTGAGCGCATAGTAACAGATAAGGAAATATCCTACATCGATGCTATCACGTGGTGGTGCGAACAAAACGATTTTGAGATAGAGGTCGCCGCTAAACTACTCAACACACAGATAAAAGAGAAGATCAGAGTAGAGGCACAAGACTTAAACTTTCTTGAAAAGGTTGCGAGGCTACCGTTATAATGGCACGGAGTGAAAGCTTACCATTCGGCAGCGAAGATGAGGTATCAGATCACAGCGAATGGATGCACAAAGAGCTACAGAAAGCGTGTGGAATAGGAATGACTGCAACTGAAGTCTCCAAGAATGAAGTCTCCAAGAAATTTTTAGCAAACAGAATGACTCTGAAAGGCAAACTACATACCGACTTAAGTCTAGAGCGTTGCAATAATGCTCCTGCTAAAGTTATTGGCAGGTATGAGAAGCTGATTCGCGAGATTGATAGTTACGTAAATCCTGATAAGTTGTGTTTGCGCGGCCGCCTAAGATTAGAGCTTAGAGAAATATTGTTAATAACAAGAAGTAAGAAATTTCAGCCAAAACTACTGGCACCCATCTTTGATCATCTTCGTATTGAAATGTTGGACATTGTTCCCGAGACTGATGTAAATTATTTGACAGACGACTATAGTTACATATTTCATACCGAATCTATATTCTATAATTTCACTACAATAAGACCCCACGACGAATTTTATCCCATGTATAGTTTCGACATTACTATTTTAAGTGGTATGAAAGATTATAAGACACATTTCGGTATAAAAATAATATGAGCACACGCACACGTCGTAGAGGCAAAATTCATATACACTCACTCATGGTACCACCACCACATAGTATTAGAGACATATTTGATGCGATAGGATTCGCATGTCATCAGGCGCAGGATAAAGCAGATCGACCACCACTGTATATGGGAGAATGTTGTTTTTTTGATGAGTTGGAGAATACGCCGGTCGGTGTAGATGCTTATCCGGAGTATACTTTAGAATTGACATCTTTGAAAACTGGCAAATTGGGAATCAAGGTGAAAAGAATATCCAAATGATAAGCGGCATCGAAGCATACAGAACATATCTTGCTATCAGCAGCCATTTCACACGTGACTATGATTATTTCAAATACAATGGACACGTGAATGCATCTGTCACCTCATACGAGAAGAGACGGGACAAATATTTCTTTGAGAAAGCGGCCAAGAAGTTCAAGACTAAAGAGCAGTTAGTTGAATATCTTGTATCACAGTACAGAGTATCGAAGAAGAGCAACGTGTGGATTGGAGAAATACTTGATGCTAAAGGACAAGACAATCACCGTGAGTGGTTACGGGTAGTTGAATCTCTTGAATATACGTTCAAGAATGATTTAAGCAAACTAGAAGAGACGAACGATAAGTTTGCATTCAATACTGAGCATTCTACTAAGCATCCTTCAGTGTATCGCCTCTTTATAATGAATGAAATATCACTTGAGACTGTATGCATACTAAACAAGATAATACATTTCACAGACAAGTGGCAAGTCGATATGTTGCTTGATGAATACAAGAAATTGATCAACGATTACACACCATTTTTAATGAGTAGAGTTATCAATTTAGATAAATATAAGAGAATAGTGTCAGAGATTTTTAGTTGACAAAATCACTACACTATCGTATAATAAGACGCTTATATTATGGATAATGTGAATAAGACGACAATACGACGATTATATGGAGATAATTATGTCCTTTGCACAGTTAAAGAAGAACCGCAGTAAATCATTTGATAACCTTATCAAGCAAACCGAATCCCTTAGCTCTAAGGGTCAAACTCAAGACGACAGATTCTGGAAAGTCACCCGCGATAAAGCAGGCAATGGCTACGCTATAATTCGTTTTCTTCCACCACCTGATGGCGAAGATTTTGCGTATGTTCGCAAGTTCGATCATGGCTTTCAGGGAAATGGCGGTTGGTACATTGAAGAGTGTCCGACTACTATCAACAAAGACTGTCCCGCTTGCGAACACAACAGAGAGTTGTGGAATTCAGGCGTCGAGGCCAATCAGAAACTGGCTAGCAGTCAGAAGCGTAGAACAAAATTCATATCAAACATTCTAGTGGTTGACGATTCAAGTGCTCCCGAGAATAATGGTAAAGTGTTTCTGTTCTCATATGGCGTAAAGATTTTTGAGAAAATCCAAGCCGCAATCAAGCCCGAGTTTCCTGATGAAACTCCTTTCAGTCCATTTGATTTCTGGGAAGGTGCCGATTTCAAGTTGAAAGTGAGTGGTATTAGACGTGACACGAATTATGACAAATCGGTCTTTGAAAGTCCTGCTGAAATGGAGGGTGGTGAAAAGGCAATGAAGGCTGTCTATGAGCAATTACATTCGCTTCAAGAATTCGTTGATGTTAATAACTACAAGGAATATGAGGACCTTGATAAGAGACTTAATCGAGTGTTGGGTCTTTCAAGAGCAGCAACAGCCACTAACACTGCTCCATCTGCTCCCGAAGCTGTTCACACTGCGCCGAGTATCGACGAAGAAGTGGATCGTGACGTGACTGATGACATTCCGTTCGAGACAGCGGATGATGATGACGCAGATATGGCGTTATTTGAGAAGTTGGCTAACGAGTAATGGAAATGGCGCCAGCTTGTGTTGTGCAAGTTGGCGCTAGTTCTGCACGAAATCTTGTTGTTGTGGTGATCTGCGTTGACGTGTAGGACTTGATCCTATGAAGTTCTGATGGGCGATGCTTGTTGATACGCTTGCATCTGTTATTTGAGTCGCGGGCGCTATCACGTTCTGAACTGTGTTTCTTGTTTCGTTTACAAGCTGTGACCGCTGAGCGATGTCAAGACCAGTTAAACCACCCGAGCTAGCACGCGCTGGTACTCCTCGTGCGAAATTCTCAAATGACGGTAAACTTTGTCTAGTTGAATTCAGTTGTTCTATTATTCTATCCCGTTCTCTAATCTCTTCAGCTAACTCATTTTGTTTGTTGATCATTCTGCGAAATATATCAGCAGCACGAACTGTGTTGTCCTCTTCGTCAAGATCGCTTTGTAGCATTTGAATTTCTTCTTGAATGCGAGCTATGCGAAACTCTCTCTCCTCTTCTGGCGTCTCTGCTTGTCCTGCAAGATTTTCAGTTCTTTCGCCAAACATGAAAGCCTTGAAATCACGAAACTTATCTGATATCAGATTGGGAATAAAATTAAATATATCACTCATAAAATCTGCGATATGATCAAACAACTGTGTCACTTTATTTGATATTATATCACCCAATTCTAGTAGAAAAGCAGCAATATCAAATTCAACGATTGATCTTACATCTATGTTTTGTATCTTCTCGGCCAGCTCCTCAAATCCAAACATATTTACCAATGATCCTAATAAATCAAGCAAGAAATTTGGAATAGTGATTAGCAACGTTTCAGCAAATTTGTGTGCAGCCGCCTTCAGTCCTTCAAGACCTCCGCCCGCTTCTTTAAATGCTTCGATTGATTCGACAATACTAAACACAACAGCGGCAATGCCTGTTACTCCTAAAAATAGTGTTGAGAATGTAAGACCAAGCGCGGCAAGTGCGGTTTTCGTTTTACCAATCCAAGCAACTAGTTTAATCGCTTTAACGGTAGCAATGATTCCAATAAATGATAACAGCACAGTACTCAAATTTTCAATTAGAACAGGCAGAACAGGCTTTGTCATCTTTGCAAGAATTTTAACGAGTTTTCCAATGGCTTCGATAAATGCTATAATGATAGGCTCTACTTTTTCAAACTCTGTCGCAATGACGCCAACTCCTAATGCGCCCAATACTCGTGTGCTAGTTAGAAACCTAGTACCGAAGGCGTCTATCAGTCCCATTAGAGTAGAACCATTTATTCCTCGCTCGTGTGTGGTCTGCACTCTCTCATTACGTTCTAATCTTTGACGTTCTCTTTCTCTCTCTAACTCCCTTGAGCGCTCCACTCTATCTCGTGTTTCACTTACTCTGTCGTGTATGGTTTCTTGAACGGCGGGCGCTATTTCTTCTTTTGATATTTGAAGTTGTTCTTCCATGACTTGGAGAATACTCATCAACGTGCCTTCAATTGAAAACATCGTTTGAGATATTTGCAAGCTGTTCGCATTTAGATTTTTGTCTATACGTTGGCTGTCTGGTGTTCCCAAGCCCGGTAGTGTTAGTTGTACTGCCATTATTTGTCCAAGTAGTGAATTCGATAAAATTATAAACAGATGTGTGATTATTTATAAGCATACTCAAAATATTCTAATTTCTGGACATATAAGCCGCCGCGCCAAAATAAAATCCAATGACAGATGCACTTGTTAAATAGAACATAGATACCACTTCACTCAATGCCTCAATTAGAGGTATCGGCACAAATCCGAACACTAACAAGATGGTAACAATTAGCATAGCAACAAGAAATGTCCATGCCATTCGTCTTTGCGTGTTGGCCTTCTCTTCTCTCAATTCAAGTTCGAGCATTTCCTTGCTCTTTTCTAATTCTTGCGCACTCAACGTGCCATCTCCATCCAAATCATAACGACCAGCTTTCCGGTCTAGTGGACTCATTACCGCTTCTCTTTTAGTTTCTGCTCTTGTTCTTCTAAGTAATTTATTAGTAGGGTTGTATATATGTCCCGCTCGAAGGGAATCATATTATCTAGTTCTGTCAAACTATATTTATGATGTTGCATTAATGCAAAGTTGAGCTGGTACATATTTGCGAGCGAATCATGTACCAGCGCTAAACGAAAAAATTCTGCAAGCCCTCTAAGGTGATTGAGTCATCTTTGCCACACTCTTTACATGTCCATTTCAGTTCGTGCGATAGCTTAGGCACATTTTTGAAAAACTCTGATATTTCTATGAACTGACTTTGGCTCAACTGGCCCAGCCAATCCTTGATTTCATCTTCACTGAATTGTGAGTGTATGTTCTCTTTATCGTAAACGTATTCAATACATGATGCGATAAGATCGAAAACGATTTTGGGATCGTTCGTTTGACCTGCGAATCTGATTGCATCTGTAATTCTAGGATAACGCAGTTTAACTCCAACGTCCTCTGTTAACTGAATCAGTCCCTTCTCTATTTCACCTACTACCTGTACCTCTTCGAGATTTACGGATATGTCCGTCGAGTGTTTACATTCTGTATCATCTGCGTGCTTTATCTTCAGTTCAACAACTTCGCCAACTGATTTGCCACGTATTTTCAAGAACAGATATTCCACATCGAATAGTGTAAGATCACTAGTGACATCCGTCAATATACAAGCATCAAGGATATTGATGATCGCGCTTATCGTTTCAGACGTATCGTTACCTTCTAGTGCCATGAGCAACACTTTCTCTTCTTTTACCAAGAACGGTCTGAATTTTATTGGTTGAGACGTAGAGGGAATGACAGCCGAGAATTCGGGTGTCGTCATTTGTGGTAATGCCATTATTTACTCCATTAAAAATTACGTATATTAAATATACGATTTGTGATCTGTCCTAATATTCCTTGATTCAATCCAAGTGATCCAGCTATGATATTGCCAACGCTAGGTAGTCTAATGCTAGCACCGAAGTCTCCATCTGGTCCCACACGAATAGAGAAACCAAATCCAAGTCCCGGTTGATCTTGCTTATTGTATACCGCTTTGTAATGCCTGTATGCAAATGTCACAGGCAGTTTTAGTGTGTCATCTGATTGCCAACTGAGTGGCATGGGTGTAACAATGATGGGATATGCCTCAATCAAAGTGTGAATGCTACGTAACTGTCCTGCCTCACCGTATTGTCTGATGATCACAGTGCCAGTATAATCATCAAAGTAACGAGTGTTATAAGGAACAACGCCGGCCGTTCTGTCATATTGTTCAATAAATGTGCCAGTGTTTTGAATTGTGTCTTGCCATATTTCAAAATATTCTTTTTCACGTAAATCCTCACTCATTAAAAATGTTATTGTTACATCTCCGTATATTTGTGAATACGGTATCTTATTAGCAGGACCATAATTTCTGAATCTGTGTTCTGTCGTTGCCATTGTACGACCGGGTAGTTCAGCAGACTCCGCGCGATAAACTATTTCACGCTCTATTGAACTGTCGTATAATCGTGAAGGTCCTACGAACGAATTGCCACCCAGTGGTGGGCCTAGCAATTGAATCTCGAAATGGGAAGCCTTCGCCATTCCAGATTTATTTAGACTAGACGTGAATGAGGATATATTAAGTGCCATTAATTATGCCGTTCTCGGAGATGCCGCTTGTGTTGTTCTTGCTCGCTTTGCTCTATTGTTTCTAATCGGTTTCTGACCTGCGATAATTCTTGCGCTGTCTGAATATACCTTCTGTCTGTTCGCCTTTTCAAAACGTGCTGTCGGTAGAAACAAGGCAATGTCCCATTCTGCTGGCATAATGCCTACAAATTGTGATCGAACGTGCTTTGTTAGATAGTGTTTGAACGTGGGCTTAAACCATTTGTATTTAGCGCTACCCTTCAATATTTGATACGATATTCTAAGTTTAGTTGAATCATCAAATTTTTTGTTATTCGTTACAGAGTATAGAGCGTCCATCAATCTTGCGCGAAGACGTGGAGGTAGATAGTGTAAGTTGATTCCGTAGAAGCCATCTTTGGCTGGTCCTATCATGAAGATCAAAGGAAATTTGTCATAGTAAGGCAGAGTGAGCTTGTGTTTAGGATCATATCTGAAATGATACATGCTACCGACTAGCGGTCTTTGCGGATTGTTCGCTACATCCGCAATGATGTTAGCGGGATATGCGGCAGCGCTTCGAACACGCGCCGCTCTCTCTCTGTACCATTGACGCGCGGAAGCAGTTCGAGCTGGAACTTGACCCGCTCTTATGCCTCTTGCTAGTAAGTTGTCAAATACTGATGCCATTATATTATTTAGCTCGCTTGAACGGTTTAAACTCGATGCCCAAAGTCTTCTCAGTGATCAACTGAAACTGCCATCCCTTCTTCTTGCAATACGTTTTGGCCGCGTCCCATTTTGCCTTGTTCTTTCCGTATGTTTCTATCTCTGTCAAATACTTCTTAGTCGTTCGCTTGCGTGGCTTAGGAGGTATTATTTGATTAAAGGGTTTAATCTCGCACACGTGAATTTTGTTCTTTGTTGTCTTGAGCACAACGTCTGGAAAATATCTGTGAACTTTACCGTCTATAGGTGAGCGATAAGGAATTATCAATTCCTCTGATGACCACCACACTATACTCGAATGGCGATCTAAATAATCAAAGACTCTAAGCTCCCACGAACTACGATATATAATATTGCCTGCATCTCCATTATACTTGTCTGGAAATTTAGGTTTGAATCTTCCTTGATAGTAATTTTTTGACATATAAATATTTAGATGCCACTTCCTAATTTACGCAATATCGTTTCTAACGGACGATCAACTGTAGCACAGATCAATGGCGCACTCGATAACTTTTCGCGTGCGGCAGGCAACGCTGGCTTCTCTATCTCTGCCGATCCATCTGGTCGCTTCTCTGTTAACGTCAATTTCAACAAACTCCTTCAAAACAGAATAATCGGTAATAGAATTGTAACGCAATTGCGCGAGCTATACGATCCTTCAAATGGTCGTGTATACAATCCTATCATTTTTCCTGATGATTTAGACGACGAACATTATATGCTGTTTAACGTGATGAAGAGGGCAAGACCACGCGCACAGGACAAATTAGAGAAAAGACTATTAAGATCAATCGTTCTACCGATTCCCAGTAATCTACAAGTAAACTACGGAACTGACTATTCGAGCGAGAACTTAGGACTATTCGGAGCGGCAGCAGCAGGTCGTACCCCGCTGCGGGGATGAAGCGCCTGGCGTGCGGGTGCATGAGCTCTCCCTGGGGTCGGGACCCGAGCTGGGCCGGGTGATGGCCGAGGTGTACCCGG